GTACTTTTCACAAGAATATCCGGAGGGATGGGTGAGATTTCACCGCCATCGACGAAAAGTCGTTTGGCGATCTCACCGAGGTTGTGATTTGGTGTACTTTTAATAGATTTCTCTTTCGAGATTTCCATTCCAAGTGCATCTAACACTTCTTCATATCTCTCCGTGCCGTGTTTGCTTGCAATAGCCATGTCATCACCAATTACTGCATAGAATCCTCTATGTACATAATTGATGATAGCATGATGCGTTATGGCCATGGCCGACCATGAGGATAACATCCCCATCGGTTGACCTACCGCATAACGTAATTGCCCACCCGGATAGTTGAAATCTCTATCAACTAAAAGGGCCTTCCAGAGAGCACTTAGATCACCAGGAAGAAGTTTTTCCAAGACTTTTTCTTGAAGATCTACCGGCATTCTGTCTGTTGCGGCTGTTAAGTCGTAACAATTCAGTTTGTCTGTTTTAGTAAATTTTCTTACCCTTTTAGAAATATTAGGATGAGAAAATGTACCATCACAGGGAAACCTCTTCAAGACTTCCATTAGGTAGTCATGAATCGGTTTCAGTACTGTCTGGGTCCAAATGTCTGGAATACAAATTACGCGGGTCTTCCCACCTCCTTCTTGAAGGAAATGGAGTCGCCCCGTCATGTTTGTATAACTTTCATCTGGATTCCTAGCGGAAAGGGAATCATTTATTAATGATGTCCATTGATCGTGAGCCTCTTCAGTGAAAACTTTAGAAGCAATCTTTCTTTGGATATCAATAATTCCTGATTCTTCGCAAGCTATTGCATCCAGTATACTTGTATGTCCTATCGCATTTGGCCCATTGGCCGAAGCTTTAGGAGTTACATATACTGGATTACGGGATGAATTTAATTCAAAGGGTTTTACTTTCCTAGCCTTGAGGAAGTCCTCAAAGTGGAAAGCAATATCTTCGATTAATTCATCGTATCGTCTCGTTTGAGATTTAGGATTCACTTGAGTTATGGTGGAAACATCATAACTGACAGGTGCTTTTAACAATTTGTGTAGGTTACAAATCGTTAGAAGTCCTTGTCTGAATCTGAAATCCTTCATAAGCTGATTGATAGGTTTCTTAATTCCCTTGATCAGGAAACTAGGAAAACCATCTCGCATCTTCATCCAGAATAACTTCTGGGAGAAGGTCGTCTCTTGATCCATACAGCTTTGCTGCATGAACCTCAAGAGCTCCTTATGGAAGATAATTGTCTGGTTAACGCCATGGTTACTAACCATAGCTGTGATGTTATTTAGATAATTATCACAGATAGTAAGAAGGGCTTGATCTTTATAAATAGAACGAAAGTTTTGTTTATAAAATAAAAGTTCTCTTTTCATTTTCATAATCGTTTGATTGTGATCTTGAAAGTACGCTTTCCCAAACTCGTAAGAATTTGGTGCCGAG